CCACGAAGTCCCGAAAAATCAAGTGATAACCGGTTGCAAGGGCCTTCGCAATTTTCCCGCTAGTGCCGGCGCGAATCCGCTCAAAACCAAGTTGCCGCCTGGCTTGTTTAGGTGTTAAGATGGACCTGTTAACTAAACAACCGGGCAGCCATGCAGCTCGACATCCTCTCTACGCCCGAACCGCTAGCGCTCAGCAGTTCAGCCAACCCATTGCTAACCACTGCGCCTGATCCCGTTGCCGATCCGGCAAGCATCGGCCAATCAGTGATCAAACGACCAATCCCTAAGCGCGAAATTCTAGACCTTCGCCGGATTGAATGCGCAACTGCAGCGGTTGCGACTCTAGAGCGAGATGGAATGGAACTGTTCGGGCTGACCAAAGGCCAGTTCAGCCTGACCGACATGATCGAAGCAATCCTCGTCAAAACCGGACCAGCAGACCTGTCAATCAGCACCTGGACTGCTGCCAACGGCGATGTAACGCGAATGCTAGAGCTGCTGCGCAGCGGTGCCATCCGCTCCTGTCGCTGGCTAGTAGACCTGACCTTCATGCGCCGATGCCCGCAACTGGCAGCCGAAATCCGCGCCAAGTTTGGCCATGATGCAATCCGAGTAACCAAAACTCACGCCAAGTTTTGCACAATCACAAACAACGAATGGCAAGTAGCGCTGCGCAGCAGCATGAACCTCAACCAAAACCCTAGACTAGAAAGTTTTCAAGTTGGCCACGATCCAGAGCTTTGCGCCTTTCTTTCTGGCGTAATGGATGAAATCTGGCAACGTCAAGCCAGAGGCGTCGCAGATCTAAGTAGCAAAGAAATCGCGGGCTGGTGGAATGACCAAGGCTGAACCTAGCGCAATTCAACGAAAGCCGCCGCCAGCGCTTGCCGTGGTGGATTGGCTGCTGACCGGAGCCTCTGAGCAGCAAGTGCGCGAAGCTCTAGAGCGAAACTATCCCGACGTGGACGCCAACGAAATCATGGGATCGGTAAAAGTGCATCTAGCGGCAGCCGGAAGTCCTGATGTAAATGCTGTAAAGGGATGGGCAATCATGGCGTACCGTAGCCTTTATCAAAAGATGTTAGCAACAGGCGATTATGACGGATGCAGAAAAGTAATTAAAGAAATAACTTTACTGGCAACGTAACGTGTTAATCACCCAAGCTGAGTTTGCCAGGCTGGCAGGTGTTAGCCGAAGCGCAGTAAAACAAGCAATTAACAATGCTCTAATCACAGCCGTAGTTGAGCAAAACGGTAAAACTTTAATTGATAAAAATAATGGACTGCAACAATATCAAGCCAATAGTCGGCGGCAAAGAAAACCAAAAACTGCGACGCCAGTGCCAACAACTCTTAATGCTAATCAAACAGGCCTTGAACTGTTGAGCTGGGGGCAAGCCGCAACAGAAACATTCGTAGGAAATGCGCCAGCAAAAACAGAACCAGCAGAGTCAAAGCCATCCAAGCCAGCGAGTGAAGGGCTCCCCGAATACGGCAAAAGCCGTGCCCGATCGGAATACGAAAAGGCCAACCTGCTGGAGCTGGAGCGCAAGACCAAGGAAGGGCTGCTGCTGCGCCGGGAGGATGCAGAGGCCGCATGGGCAGCAGCGGTGAACATCACCCGATCAAGAATGCTGGGCGTGCCGAGCACTGCGAAACAGCGCATCCCGCATCTGGAAATCGAGGAGGTGGAGCTGCTGACGGCATTGATCCGTGATGCCCTGGATGAGCTGGCGGCTGGAGAGGTGAGAGCATGATCACTGCTGACGTGCAGCAGCTGACCCGGCAGATCCTGGCGGGATTCAAGCCGCCGCCGCGGCTGAAGCTGAGCGACTATGCAGACCAGTTTGCGGTGATGACCGGCAACGCAGCCGAGAAAGGCAGATGGAGCACGCTGCCATATCAGCGGTCAATCTTGGATGCGTTCACTGATCCATCGGTGGAAACGGTGGCGATCATGAAGTCGGCGCGCGTCGGGTGGACGAAAATGCTGGGCGTGGTGGTGCAGCAGTTCAGCCACCAGGACCCGTGCCCGGTGATGATCGTGCAACCGGTCAAGGAAGACGCGGAAGGCTACAGCAAAGAAGAAATCAAGTCGCTGTTTGAGGACACCCCTTGCCTGCGTGGCCTGATCACAGAAAGCAAGGCGCGCAACACGGCGAGCAATACGATCCTGCTGAAGCAGCTCAGCAACGGCGGGCTGATCGACATTGTGAACGCGGCAAGCGGCCGATCGTTCCGCAGGAAGTCGAGGCGGGTGGTGCTGTTTGATGAGGTGGACGCCTATCCGCGATTGGATGAAGGTGACCCGATCAAGCTGGGGCGCAACCGGGCGGACTACTACTGGGACCGAAAGATTGCGCTAGGCGGCACGCCGATCTTCAAGGATGGCAAGACCGAGGAATGGTTCTTGCGTGGTGATCAACGCCGCTACTACGTGCCGTGCCCGCATTGCGAGGCCATGCAGGTGTTGCGGTGGGAGCAGATGCGAAAGGAGGGCGAGCACGCGGGGCAGTACGAATGCGAGAACTGCGGCGAGCTGATCCCCCACAGCAAGAAGCGCTGGATGGTGGAGCGTGGCGAGTGGCGGCCTACGGCTGAGTCACAGATGCCGGGTCTGGTGAGCTTCCATATCTGGGCGGCCTACAGCTATTCACCGGCAGCGGACTGGACGGTGGTGGTCCGGGAGTATCAGGAGGCGCTGGAAGCGATGCGCCGCGGTGATCCTGACGCGATGCAGACGTTCCACAACACCGTGCTCGGAGTGCCATGGGAAGACACGCTGGCGGGCAAGCTGACCGGTGATGGCCTAGCCAAGCGACGAAAGGACCTAGCGGCTGGCAATGGCTACGCGGTTGGCGTGGTGCCGTCTGGCGTGTTGGTGCTTACGGCCGGCGTTGACGTGCAAGGCGGTGGCGACACAGTAGGCGAACGGTTAGTAGTGACCATATGGGGATGGGGGCGCGGCGAGGAAGGCTGGCACCTGGGCCACTGGGAGATCGACGGCGACCCCCAGCGAAATGAGACACTGGACCAGTTGGATCAGGTAGCAGCGACGACTTGGCAGCGAGAGGATGGGAATCAGCTCAGGATGTCGATTGGCGGCATCGACGACGGCGGCATTGCGACACAAGCGGTGCGCGATTGGTGCCGCGGGCGGATCGGGAAGTGGGTGCCGATGAAGGGCGCGCCACAGAAAGGAAAGCCGCTGCTGGGTCGCGGCGTTGCGGTTGACGTAAACCGAAAGAATCAAACGGAAGTCAAGCGCGGAGTGCTGCTGTATCACGTCGGCTACGACGCCAGCATTCACCACCTGCAGGGCAGGTTGCGCAATGAGATTCCAGGCCCCGGATACCTGCACCTAGGCGAGGCAGCTACGGATCAGTTCCTGGATGAACTGTTCCCGTGGAAGCGGATGCCGAAACGCGACAAGGGCCAGACGACCTACCACTGGGTGCTACCGCCAGGCAGCAGGGACGAAGGAGGCGACTGCACCAGGATGGCCTATGCAGCGCTGCAACTGGTAGCCAGAAAGTACAACCGAACCACCTTCTGGGATCAGATGGAGTCAACCCTCGGCCAATCCTCCCCCCCCACCCTCACCGCAACCCCTCGCCGCCGCGGGAGCTGGCTGGGCAAGGATTAGCCGGCGTGCCCTGCGTAGGCTGCCGATATGAGATACACGACGCAGCAACTGACCGACCTGCGGGCGGCGATTGCCGAAGGTGCGCGCGAGATCAGCGCGAATGGTCGGAGGGTGGTGTTTCGTGATCAGGCTGAAATGCTGCAGTTGGAGCAGATGATGAGCGCTGAGCTGGAAGCAGGCGCGTATAAGCCTGCCCGCATCCTCGGTGCGTTTCGGAGGGCTTGATGGGACGTAAGCGCGAGGCGAAGCTACGGGAAGCGCTGGAGCTGGTAAAACGCCAGGCGGCGATTGAACACCTGCGGGCATTCGAGGCAGCGAAGCAATCACGCCGGACTGATAACTGGTATGTCAACGCGCGCGGCCCGAATGCTGATCTGCGGCTAAGCCTGCAGAGGATCGTCAACCGGCATCAGGACCTTGTGGATTCTGACCCGTGGGCAGCGAAGGCGATCAGCGTGGTGGTTTCAAGCTGGGTGGGCGATGGCATCATCGGCAAGCCGCTGAATGCCACGAAGCGCTATGGCGACACCTGGCGCGAATGGTCGGAGTCCACAGATTGCGACTGGGACGGACTGGGAAATCTGTACGCCAAACAGGCGCTGATCGCCCGAACGGTGGCGGTGCGCGGTAGCTGCCTGGTGCGTAAGCGGATCGTGCCGGAGCTGATCGACAAGGGCCTGCCGCCGCTGCAGCTGCAGGTGCTGGAGCCCGACTATCTGGACGCCAGCAAGGACGACGGGGCCCGGATCCGCTTCGGGAAGCAGTACCTCGAAAACGGCAAGCTGGAGGGCTACTGGCTGAAGCGCTCGCACCCTGGCGAAAGCGACTGGACGGCGGCGAGACTGACGAGCGACTTCGTGCCCGCCAGCGAGATCTGCCATATCTACGACGTGCGCCGGCCTGGCCAAGCCACCGGCGTCCCGTTCGGTGTGGCGGCGCTGCTGAAGCTGAGGGACGTGAGCGATCGTGACGCAGCGCAACTGCTGAAAGACAAGCTCAGCGCGTGCTTCATGGCATTCGTGGAGGATGCCGACGCTGAGGCCGCGACGATACCAGGGCAGACGCTGCTCGACACGCTGGAGCCCGGCACCATTGAGCAACTGCCACCGGGCAAGACGATCAAGCTGACGGACCCGCCCAGTAGCGGTGACTTCGTGAGCGTGCAGAAATACCACCTGCTGAGCATCGCCCAGGCCTATGAGATCACCTACGAATCGTTGACGGGTGATCTTTCACAGGTCAATTTCTCCAGCGGCCGCATGGGTTGGATGGAGATGCGTCGCGCGGTTGCCCGCTGGCGCTGGTCCATCATGATCCCGCAATTCCTGAACCCCCTGGCCGGCTGGTATCGGGACGCGGTGGCGATGGCCAACCAAGGCCGCGGCACGGCGCGATTTGAATGGACCCCGCCGATCACCTGGCTGACGGATCCGGCGCGGGAGATTCCGGC